GGGGAAGGTTGAAGTTAGTCGCGGTGGCGGCGACCTGAGACTTGAAGGATGCAGTGGCGCCGTCATCGTCGAGGTCGACCGAGATGCCGCAGGCGGTCTGGATGGACTGGCGGCGGATGTAGGTGATAGCCCCGCCGATCTGCTGGGCGGTCAGTCCCTCGGCCTTGACGAGCAGGGTGCCGAACTCAAAGCGTTCGCCGGACGCGTGGAGGAAAGCGGTGGAGACGCCGACCTTGCCCTCCTGGCTGACGAGCGTCTGGATCAGAGCGAGGTCGTGGTCGAGCAGCACCGGCTTGATGGCGTCGAGCAGCGCGTCGAGGGAGACGTACTTGGCCTTAAAGGCCGGGTTGATCTTGTTGGCCTTCACGTTGTCCAGGGCGGCGAGCGCTTGGACGAGGGAGGCGGTGGCGGAGGATGTGGGCTGTTTGCTCATGGTGGAGATTATTTGGTGGCGTCGGCCTTGGTGACTTCGCCGGCCTTGATGGTGGCCTCGATGTCGGCGAGGCTCATGCGGGTGTAGTCGGGGACGAAGAGGTTGTAGTAGGTCACGCCGTTGCGGACGGTGGGGGTCAGGAGGCGGGCGACCTTCTGATCGGGTAATACGATGTATGACGAGTCCGCGATGATGCGGTATTCAGTCGGAAGTTTGGAGTCTTTCTTCATGGGGAAATTAGTTGATGGCGCCGCGGGTGGCGGAGTCGAAGATGAGGAGGGCGTCGGCGTTCCAGAGGGTGACGTCGACGGTGGGGTAGAGTTCGGCAGCGCGGGCCTTCAGCTTGTTCTTCCACTGGGTGGTGGTCAGTTCGCCCTTGGTGCCACAGGTGTGCGTCTTCTGCCAGATGGCCGGGCGGATGCGGTGAATCTTCCAGCCCATGGCGACGGCGGCGCCGTAGAGAACGCCCGTGTTCCACATAAGTTTGCCGATGGCGGAGCCGGGGATGTTCTTACCGGCGAAGAGCGGAGGTTCCTCAAGGTAGAGGCTGACGTCCTTGGCCTTGCAGCTGAGATCGGCTAGGAGTTGGCAGACCTCGACATCCGAGCCGGGCATCTTAGCGCATTGCACGGCGCCGTCTGCCGACCAGACGATGCCGCCATTTACGCCAGGGTCGATTGCCACGATGAGATGAGCCACGGCAAGACCCTTTATCGGGGCTTGGCCGAGGACAAGCGGAAAAGGTTGGCCACTCGTTCGGCGTAGTCGTTCGGCCTGAACTTGCGGTCGACGGCCCCTGACCAACCTACGTTCCAGACCAGGGCGAGTTGTTCGGGGGTCGGGTCGGGCTTGCCGATGCGCTTGAAGTTGTCGCGGATGGTGCGGAGGTGGGCGGCTGCGATCATGTCCTGGGCGGTGGGGTTGCGCCACTTGCTGAACTGGTAATGATAGTGGCCTTCCCGCTTCAGGCGTTCGTTGGCGTCGTCCCACGCGGCCTTGTTGACCTGATACATTCCACGCTCTCCGGCCTTGCCGACGGCCTTGCGGTTCTGGCCGGACTCGACCATGGCGATACACTCGAGGAGGGTGGCCTCAGCTGCGGCGGCGGCGTTGAAGCCGAGGAGCAGCAGGGCGACGATGGAGAAGGGGCGCATGGGCTTATGCACGGGGCTTGCCATCCTTAGCGGCGTTCCAGATTACCAATGCCTTGAGGAAGTTTTCAGCATCCTTCTCCTCTCCGCTTGCCCATTCAGAAATCATCACGTCCCCGGCCTTGGTCAGCCGCTCGACCTTTCGTTCTGCCTTTCTGAGGTCATCAATGAGCATGTTGATATGGTCTTGAAGTAATTCTTCGCGGATGCTCATACGCGTCTCGGGACTTGTGATCCGGCGACCTCGAAGCCGTCGAGCTCAAATGAGTAGGTGATGCCTACCCAGCCACCGGCGGCGGCGTAAGCCTGGAGCGATACCTTCACGGCGCCGTCTTCGTGCAGGGCTTCGTGATAGTGGTGCAGGAGTTTCTTCATGCGGTCGGACTGGATGGCTGTCTTCGCGGAGCAGATGTCCCCGGTCATGATGCGCTCGTTGATTTCGTATATCTCGGACAGCAGGGCGACCATACCGTCAAGGTGGCGGAAACTACTCATGAGGGTAAGCGTCGGGGGTGATGGCTCCGCGGGTGATGCTGTCTTCGAGGCGGGCGATGACTCGCTCGTTGTGCATGGCGACGGCGTAGGCCCGGTCGTGCTTGGCGATCCAATGCTCGCGGGAGTGGGAGAGCCGGGTGACCTCCTGACGGAGCAGGCGGTTCTCATCGTCGGTCTTGTCGGCCAGAGCCCGCAGCGCGTTGCAGTTGCGGTGCAGTTGACGGGCGATGCTCCAGGGGAAGAGCCACCAGAGGCGGGGGAGGGAGTCGGGTCGGATGATGGTCATGGGATGGTAGGGGCGATGGGAAGGGTCAGGCATTAGCGGTAGTTCTGGAACTTGAATGAAGATATGTCCCGCTCGCGGTATTTGCGGACGAGGTGGCCGTTGTTCGACAGCCAGCGGTAGACGGTGCAGGAGTTGACGCCGATGGCCTTGGCGGCGGCGAGTGCGCTGCCGGTCTTCTGGTATACCGGGAGAACGGTGTTGTGCCAGTTGCTCTTATCCCAAGAGAAGAAGCGCCGTCCGTTGTTGTTAAGCATACGGCGGCCTAGCACCTTCAGCCAGGAGCAGATCGTGACGCCCGAGACGCCGAGGCGGGAAGCCACGTCTTCGGAGTTAAGGCGCTCGCGTTCGTCGAGCTGCGGGAGCATGGCCTCGAAAGCCCGGATGCGGTCGTGCTTTAGTTTGCTCATCTTCACGCCGTTGATTTCGTGCGTGGCTTTGAGGCCGCGGGGAAAGTGTCCTTTAGGCATGGTCTTACTTCTGGCGGCGGTAAGGACCGCGCTTGTTGAGGTTGACCCACTGCGTCCCGGTGATGTCGAGCCACTGGCGGAGGGTGCACACGGTCGTGTCCAGGGCGGCGGCGGCGTCGGCCTGCGTCTTGCCAGCGGCGTTGAGCGCGGCGATCTGCGGGAGGATGGCCTGGAGGCGTCGGGCGGCATACTGAGCCATCGGGCGCTTGAGGGGGAGGACGCGACCGGCGAAGGTCAGCGTCTCGGTGTAGGGGTGGTTGGCGTTGGGCATGGTGGGTGGGAAGTCTTAGTGCTGGTCGATGATGGTCAGGAGGTCGGGGCCTTCGGCGAAGAAGACGATGACCGTGGCGATCAGGGCGGCGAGGAGGAGGAGCTTGATGAGGTTCATGGGTTTGGTGGAACGGAAAGCACCTTGCCCGACTGTTCCACATTCGTCAAGCACCTTTCCGCAGGAGAATATGCCACCCCTAGGCCAGCCCTAGCCTAGCCTACGGAAAGCCCGTTAGACCCCTCTGGCTTGCCCTAGGAGGCGTTTTGACGGCGGGAGCGTAGGAAGACCGCCGCCCCTACCCCTAGGCACCCCACGGCCAAGGCCCAACCGATGTCCCGGACGGACTTCAGGGCTAGGGTCGCCGTGCTCATGTTGCGCTCGAGGTCGGCGGAGTCGGACTTCAGGCCCGCGTCCGTCACGATCATGACCAGGGCGTCGGTCGATTGCAGTTGGTCGAGGACATACCCGGCGATGTAAGCCGACGACAGGGCCGAGACTCCCGCAAAGCCGGTGAGCAGCGTGACCGCCAGCAGAAGGTTACCGCTTCCGCTTAGTGACTGCTTTACCTTTGCCATGGGGTTTGGGTTTGCCGACGACCGCGGTGACTTCCTTCTCTCCGCGGGCCTTGATGTATTTCATCAGGTAGTCCAGACACTCGGGGGCCGCGTAGCCTGCCGCACCGACGACGGCCATCCGCAGGCCCGGGCTTTGGATGTGGTCTTGGATGCCGTAGCCGACCAAGGCCGCGGTGATCGCGGCGGCCATGACACGGCGCACGACCCAGCCCAGGGAGACGGGTTCGGTCGAGAGCAGGAGGCGGGCAGTCATGGCGAGGCCGCCAAGGACTGAGGCCACGATGCCGTCCTTCAGCTCTTTCGGCAGGGACTCGGGGTCGATGGGCGGAGGGGGCGGGCTCACGAGATGCGGGGCGGCTTAGAGTTGGGCGAGATGAGGACGCGGCGGTAGTCCTGAGCCCAGAGCAGGGCGGCGAGGTCTTTGCCGGCGCGGTCAACCTGGGGCTCGCTGAGTTCGGGGAAGGTCAGGTGAATCTGCTCATGGCACAAGACCTCCAGCTGACGCTTGGCGCCGAGGCGGGGGTCAATCTCGATGAGGTTCTCGCCGATCGTGGCCTGACCCCATGCGCGCTCCTTGCCGAGTTTGCGCCAGATGACCTTGGCTCCCTTATTCTTTCGGCGGGACATCGTCGGAAGGAGAGGGCTTGTTCACCGAGTCCCTAACGCGGTCGGCCAGCCACCACAGGCCGAGGCCGCAGGAGATGACGATGGTCGCCCCGGCTGCATACTCGAACCAGGGCGAGTCGATGATGAAGGGAACCGATCCGCAGAAGCCTCCGCATAGGAGCAGGGGGATACCGATGCGGGGGCCCATGAAGGCGGTGGTTAGCGCACCGATGACGGCGAGTCCGGCGCCGACTAGCGTCCATGTCTGGGCGGAGGCATCCTTTTTCACGCGCTCGACCTCGGCTTGCAGCTCGACGATGCGGGCGTCACGGGCGGCGAGGGCGGCCTTGTTCGCGGCGACCTGTTTCTCGAGGTCGGCCCAAGCGGCCTCGGCGGCCTTCTGCTTCTCGGCGGCCTTGGCGCGCTGACGTTCGTAGTCGGCTGGGCTGGCCTTCTCCGATCGTTGGCGGGCGTAGGCGAGGTCGCCTTCGGTAGCCTTGGGCAGGAAGGAGCCAGCCACGGACAGTTCGGATTCGACGACGGCAGGCTTCCCGGCGGTGTTGGCTTCCCGGGCAACGGCCACGGCGGCGGCCACGCGGGAGTCGATGACGTCGAGGGTCGAGCCTACGCTAGTCAGGGCGACCTCCTTGGGCGTGGCGACGGCGGGAGGCAGGGGAGCGTCGGCGGGCTTAGACTTGCACCCAGCCAGGGCCACTAGGGCGATGACTAGGAGCAGGCGCACGGGTCAGCGGCCCTTGAGGGCGTCGAGGGCGGCCTTGCCTTTGGCTTCGAGTTCGGACGCCTTGGCGGCGTGCTTGCGGAAGACGAGGGCACCGGCGACGAAGCCGACGAGGAGGGCGATGAGGTGGGTGATCATGGGTTAGGAATGTCTTCGATTGCGATTTGTTCGACGATGACGGAAGGCCCTAGGTCTTTAGGAACGATGCTGTCATCCTCAAAGGCATAAACGGAATAATCCGGCGTCTCGACGCTTTGACAGTGAATCTTATCTCCGAACAAGACTTTGTATACCTGACGCCACTCAGGACGGAAAAGGCAGGTGACTTTGTATGCGATCATGGTGCGACGTAGATTCCGATGTTGCCGGTGTGCGCGGCGATTCTAGCGCCGAATGTCCCGACCTGATTTACTTCGACGTAAATGCGGGATCCATTGGTCACGCTTCCGGTCGGACCTGCGGAAGTAGTAGCGACCTGGCTGTCATTAATGAACAGCGTCACGTTTCCAGAACCGTCCGAGATTATCGTAAAGTCCGTAGTGGCAGAAAAAGAGTTATTGCTGACTCCGGAATCGACTGCGGTGAGTGTGGTGCCATTATGTACAACGAGGAAGAAGTTGGCAGTTGAGCCGAACTTGCGGATTCCGATTGCCTTGCCTGTGAAGTTTCCTGCGTAAGCAGAAGCCTTTCCAAGGCTGAACATCCAGAAGTTGTTTGCGTCTCCAAGGTAGCCAGATGCAGCAGCTTGGCCGAACTTTCCGCACAAGATGATTCGCTTTGAGAAATCGATGTTTGCCTCGGAAAGCCTTCCGATCATGTCGAAGCCCGCTACGTTAGCGGGAGTGACCATTGCGCTTCCAGTGCTTCCTGAACTCGGACCAATGTTCTCAATCCAGTTGCTTGCAACGTAGTTTGAAGAACCGGTTCCGCTGGTAGTGGAAACAGAATTGCCAGCCATCGAAGTGATTCGACGGAAGCTAGGATGCATGATGACGCGTTGAAGCGTCAGCGGGGAGATGCTTACCGTGTTAGATGTGAGCGCAAGGGCCTGTGCATCCGTCGCGAAGGAAGTCGAAGGAGCGTTAGCCAGGACGAAGGCCGTCGTCGCGATCTGCGTGGTGTTCGTGCCAAGCGTAGCCGTCGGAGCGGTAGGGGTTCCCGTCAGCGCCGGAGAGGCAAGAGGTGCATAAGTCGAGGACGCCGTGGCCGTGGTCAGGTAGTTCGACGCCGTCTCGACCGCCATCGTGCCGAGGCCGAGGTTCGTCCGAGCCGTGCCGGTGTTCGCCAGCCCGCTCAGATTGTCGGCCTTAAGCAGGAAGCCAGACGAGCCAGGGTAGGCCACCGTCTGCTGGGTACCGCCGGGGAACTGAAGGTAAGTGTCGTTGAAGAACCACTTAGTTGTGCCACCGTAGACCATCGCAATCTGCCCGACACCAGCACGGAGGTGGATGTAGTTGTTGGCGTCTTGATTTACCTGAAGGGTGGCAGTGTTGCTTCCGCTAGGCTCGACAGTCAGGATGCCATCGACCGAAGGCTCGAGGATCGTCGCGTAGGTGGACGCGGCGGTCGAGCTCAGGAGGTACGGAGAAAGGGCCGAGGAGGTGATGTAGCCAGCGGGGTTGCTCGTGCTGTACTTGCCGTCGAGGGCGGTCTGGAGGTCCGTCTGGCTGGAGAGCGTGCCGGTGATGCCACCCCAGGCCACGCCGCCGACGTCCGTGCCGTTGACCCAGAGACCTTGCGCCGAGTCATACTTGAGCACCTGACCGTTGGAGGCCGAGGTGATCTTGACGTCATGCAGCTCGTTAAGTTCGTATCCGTTCTGGACGGCGACGAGGATGATGCCCTGCGTCGGATGAGCGCGGACGACGATGCCGACGTAGACGAGGTGCTGGGGGGCGGACGGCTTAGTGGTCGTCCAAGTGCCAGCGGTCGTCGGGGACAGGTAGAGTTGGACGCCTTCGGTCAGCGCCGAGGTGTCGATGTTCTCGAGTTCGCCTCGGACGATGACGTAGCCAAAGCCGTTGTTCGCGATGGACTCCTTCGTGAAGCCCATGGTCTGGGCGGAGTTCGCGTCGTTGTTAGCCTGGGCTTTCGTGATCAGGGGCTTGTTGCCCGTGGCGCCGGAGATGTAGACGATGGAGCCGGCGGGGATGGTCGAGCCGGACTGGTTGCGAACGTAGACCTCGAGGTTCTTCGCGACGGCCACGCCTGAAGCGAGTTCCTGCTGCACGAAGGCGGTGGTCGCCAGGGAGGTGTCGTTATCGCCGAGGGCCGCCGTGGGGGCGGTGGGGTTGCCCGTGAAGGCGGGGGAATTGAGAGGCGCGTAAGCCGACAGGTTGAGGGTTACCCAATCGGTGTTGTAGTCGACGCCGTCAATCTTCTGGAGGTACTGGCCAGCCGTGCCGCCAGCAGGGACGCCCGGGCCAGCAGGGCCAGCAGGGCCGGGGACGCCGACGCTGCCCGTCAGGGTGCCAGGGACGACGCCCGAGATGGTGCCCGAGATGGTGGACTGGTCAGCGGAGAATACCCCCGAGATGGTCCCGAAGGTCGAAGCCGTCGAGGTGATCGTCGCGTCGGGCATGGCTTAGACGGTGACGGAGTCGATGACGTTGACGCGGAAAAGTTCGGTGCGCGAGATGGTCGAACCCGGGAAGACGAACTTGATGTCCCACTTGCCGAGGCCGATCGCCCAGTCAGCGGTCGAGCCCGGGTAGGTCACCGTGAAGGACAGGCCGTCTCCGGCCTTGT